AGCACCCTCACAACAAGACATTAACATATTCACAAATTAGAATTCTACCCAGGTAATCAACGTCGGAAAACTAAATCTGTATCAAAATGTCTTACATCACAAGGAGCTCGATTGTGAAGACCGTCAGCTCCTCCCTCGGAATTGGCACACACATTGATCAAATTGTTCTCGGCGATGCTGACTTAACCACCTACAATCCGATGACCTCAGTTGAGTATAAGCAAATTAGGAGATATCTGCATGATCTTGCTTGCCATTCACTGATAGACTGTGGTTTGTATCAATCTCAAGAACCTACACTAGAATCTTTTGGAATAATAGGCTCAAGTAAGAAGCTCAGAATGCAGAAGCCAGACCTTCTCAACAGGAATGGTGAAGTGAATTCCATAGGTGAAGTCACTGCGAGTTACAACCCACAGAGATCTCTAAAGCAAAAGAACGAAAAATATCAGCCGTATATTGATGAGATCAGAAAGTCGGGTTTATCTGTTGAATTCAATGTGCACATCATTGACCTGTCGAATCCTGAGTGGATGCTGACTTTTCCACCAATTTCTGATGTTTTCATGGAACTAATAGAGAATATGATGGGCTTCCTTCGACATGTTCACCTGAATCCAAGATTTGCTGCACTGAAGGAGGATCGTGAGACATTGACCAGTCTGGACACATTCACATTTGAGATGACAGATGATTGTTATGTATCTGAAGTCCACAAGGCAACAGGTGAGACATTCAAGGCTGATGAAATAAAAAGTATGATGGGCCAGTATGGTGAATCAACTTTGAGTGATCAGGAGTATCTTGATGCCATTTCATTATCCATTCTGAATAATCCTAGACAGCCTAGGCCTGTACCCAACCCTGATGCCTTTGAGCCAAGAGTTCTTATTGATGATTTCAAGAGAGATTTTCTAAATTCAAAGCCAACGACGAATAAAGTTCCAAGAATTCTTCAGCTTGGTGCACCAAAAAATTCAAAACTTGTGAAGATGACATATGAAGAGAGCAGGCAAGCGCTGAGAGAGACAAAATTATCTGGTGGTTACCTTGATTACATAAAGTCTTCTCTGGAGTTGACTGACCCTGACGACCATCATATCATCACTCTTCCTCTGAGTCAAGCAGCACTCGAACAAGAGCAATTGCAAGGTCCTGGGAAGAAATCTTTGAAACGTAAATTGGGAATTATGTCTAAAGACCGAGAGGTACCCACTCATATTGGTGTATCTCCTGACCATGTAGATAAATTGACTGAGTTCATTGACCAGATTTCAAATGATGTTGGATCAGGCTCAATTAATGATTTGAATTTAGCTGATGAGCACAAAGCAGGTGTTGCCATGACTATGAACTTGCAAGAGATTGAGGAGGTGCTAATATCTTCTAGCACAACAAGCATACTGTTATTTTACCAACATATTTCTAAGGAAATTACTTTGAACTCAATGAGGAGGAGAAAGAATCGACAATATGCACTGTTCTATTCTGGATTCTCAGGTGTTTATGGCATTATAGCGCCTGGATCTCAACTGAGGACAGAGTCCAACACAATCTTCACTAAAATCATTTCCTTAGTCGCACCATTAACAAATAAGCTATCAGCTCCTTGGAATCTCACAGGTGACCATTGGGAGAGTGATTGGCTCTCTGTGGACACTGACAGATTAGCACACTGGCAGAGGTCATTTGATCGTGTTTCGGTCTCCATGTTATCAAATGTAGAGAGGCTTGTCACCAAGGATATGGAATTTCAAGATGCCTTGAAGATTGAAGTTGCACGAAACTATCCCTTATTGGCATTGACTTATCTTGAAAATAAGAGAACTACATCGACAACAAACCAGACTATCAGATATTTGTGGATGAAATCACTTGGTGATAAAGAATTCAAGGGCTTGATGTCGAAGTTTCCAAAAAGAGTAAATTCTTATATACAATCCTTCATGATCCAGAGGTCTGTCGATTGCTCAATAACCCTATGCAACACGCCTTTAAGCAAATTAGTTAAGTTGAAAAGCATCTCTAGAGATGATGAAACTGGCATGTATGATGAGACAACAACTGGAGTTCCTGGTTTGTTCCCTCGACTTTTTACTTTTGGTGATGATCATGTTCCAATCTCATACAACTTAAATGAGATTTACTGGTGCATGGCTTACAATAAAGACAGGCAAAACTCAACACAAGATGCAATGGGTATAATTACAAAAATTCTCAAAGAGGAAATCAAGTATGAAAGAGAGATTGATTCTCGAACTAGAAAGAATAAGCTTAGATATCTATTTGGCTCCACAAGCCTAGAACAAGATATCAAGCATATTCATTCAAAAACACCAGAAAGTCATTATTATAGTCATAAAGCTGTCTCTTGTGGTATAAGACTCCAAGATTCTCACACAGACAATTATGGAGCAGGTAGTTCATGGCTGACAGACGTCAAAGTTCATTCAATACTAACTAAGAATCTCTCTGAATTTGCCACATACAAAGCCTCTGTTGCTTCAATCTGCGAGAGGATTAACAAGAATGATATGGAAGAACTTAAGAATCTAGGTAAAAGAACAAAAGCAATTGAATTAGTGGCAAATCTTGTTAAGGATGAAAAGTTGCAGACTGCAATGGATGTCGCTATGAGTTATTCAGGCACACCAGGTGAGCAATTTGAGATTCTCATTCAGATATTCAAGAAAAATCAAATTGGCGGTGTTCGTGAAATCATAATCTTGTTCATAAAGGCTAGGATTCTATTTAACATTGTCGAAGAGATTTGTAGGTTGCTATCCAAATCTGACAAAAGGGAAATTCTGACAAAGGGTCGTGACAAGAGGTTGATGATGAGAGGGGACTACGAAGAAGTCATGTCAAGCTTTCCGAAAGGAACCCCAGTACGAATTATAAAAGAATCCTATGATATGTCAACTTGGTGCCAGAAATTCATACCGACCATATTTATGCCAATTTACGAGCATCATTTCACAAACTTTGACGGGATGAAATCACTTGCAAGGTTCATTTTCATGAAACATTCTAATAAGAAAATGGAGATACCTAAACAAATGGTTGGTCAATGGATGAAACATCCAAAAATCAAGCACGAGGAAGATTATCTTCAGTCAGTGAAAGATAAATTCTTACAAACAGGTGCCACGAATTTTGTGAACCATTCTAACATGTGTCAAGGAATTCCACATTACAATTCAACTGTATTGGCACTTTCTTGTCTGAGCTTGCGTGATGCACTTTTCAGCACGTGCCTGAAATTGCTAAATAAATCGAAGTCAATTGAATGGAGAACTAGAGCTGGTTCTGACGACAAAGGAACAATAATTGGATTAGATATGTCGAAGCCTGATGCTTATTACCAATATCTTTTGCTGGGTCAATGTGAACATGCAGCAGAACGGTTGCATTCCATGGAATTGTCAGTCAAATCTGCCAGTGGTAGCTTGCTTTATGAACTAAATTCAGCATTCATGGCAAATCTGGAGACAATGTCTCCCACTATAAAATTTGCGCTAGCCTCGACAGACACAATTGGTACAACATCATGCACAAAGTTTGTTAATGAATCATATGGGAGGATCAGACAGATGAGAGAGAATGGGTCATCATCTTTATTGTGTTCATATGCCCATAGCATGAACTCAACACATTTTTATGATATATTTGCCACTATGCCTGGAATGGAAAATGATCTAACTTCAATATTCAAGACATCATTGAACAACATTCCTTACGATTATGGTGTCTATCCACAATATGATGTGGATCTTCAAGATATAATTGGACCTGAGTATTACAATTACAAGCTATACAAGAAGGTTGGTTTCACAAAACCATTTGCTTTATTATATTCTGATATTGGTACAAAAGAATCATCCGGCGAGCAGTTTAAGATGTTTGACGAGGATACACCACTCATGAAGAAAGATCACTTTGGCATAAAACAGGGTCTAGTTAGGCAATTGGTAAGAATGCGTGAGAGAGTCAATGCGAATTCTGATGAGGTTTCAGAATATTTCCAACGCAATCCCTTCATGATGATTAGAGGTCCTGAAACATTGGAAGAGACACTCAACCTGATATACTCAAAACTATTCACACAAGGGGCTTCTGAATCCTTAAGACGGACTTCAAATGCTATTTACATAGGAAGGTTAGCAGCATTTAGAACGAGTAGATCGTGGTTTGCCCCATCCGGTGGTGAAGAACATAATGATCTCATCACCGGTGAAACTGTCAGCCACACCGTCTACATGAAAGCAACATATAGGGAATATCTAACGAATTCCTTGGAACACTTAACTGATGAAAAGAAATTAGACATTGAGAAATTATTGCCAATTATTTATCCGCAATCAAAAACTTTTGACGTGTTATCCCAATTTGTCGGCAAATTCGGTCCATACAAGCACGTTTCTGAAAGACACTCACAGGCTGTTAAGAGTTGGACTGTCAATAATTACAACTATGAGTTTCATACAAGTCTCAAGTCGATACTCGAGACAAGTTTCAAATTATCTTCAGACTCACCAGAGGAAGATGTCGAGGAATTTAGACGTGTGATTGGCTTTGATTTGAGTAGTTTAGAGTCTGTCATCGAGCAGTGCAGATTGAGAGGTATTAGACCTTTGGATTTGTTCTATTTAATGATGAAGATTCACAAGAGTTCAAGAGTTACAAAGATACAAACATTCTCCTATGGACCCAGCACAACTAGTGTACATCTTACTAGTCTTGCTGTCAAGAGATACAATCACTTCCCAGGGATGACAATGATTCTAGACATCGGTCTGTTGGAAGATTCTGAGGGTCCAATGTCATCAATTTCGAGGAAACTTGATGATATAAAGCTACTATACAATTTGATTGTCATGAGGGATAATGGAAAGTTAGACAATCTAAATCAGCACGGTCTTGAATCTCTAATCAATGGTGACAACCTACTGAGAAGGTG